GAACTCCATTTGCCAATTGTAGTTTTACTCCCGATGTTCCTTCTAACGCACTTGGGCCAAACGAATATAACAGCGGCAGAAACGTAGAAGCAGATGTTCGGGGTATCAAAAAGATTGGTGGAGAACAAGCCATTCTTTCTGCTGTTCCTGGGAATATTGTTTTTATGGATGGCGGATTTCGTGGATCATCTATTTGGACATTTATTGTTGCTACGCGAGAAGGTAAATGGTATGTCGTAAACTCTTCTGGCATTACGAACATTACTCCTGGTGTTGGAGCAAATCCAAACGTATCTCTTTCCGGTTATTCTGACAATATCAACATTACAACGTCTTGGGTAGGCAATGTGTTCTTTATCAATGACACTTTGCGTAATCCAATGTATTTCCTGTCAACTGCAACTGAGATTGCATTGACTCCTGATTCCCAATGGAATTACACACCTGGTTCCAATGCAACTCGTGCAGCTTTTGTACGCAATTATTGTTCGCCCAATGTTGGCAATATCCTGATTGCTGGCAATATCACTCAAGATTTGGCTAGTGGAACTACCGCCAACTATCCAACTACCGTTCGATGGTCACAGGCGTTTGCCAATACTGGCATTCCAGGCACTTGGGTTCCTACACTGAATAACGTAGCCAATGAGGTGGAAGTTCCTGTTCGTGGCCCTCTTGTTGACGGCTTCTTCCTGGGTGCAAACTTCTATGTATGCTCTTACTGGGATACGGTTATCTTCTCGCCAATCTCTTACACCAATAGCACTGCTCCGGTGTTTGGCATTCGTTTGTTCAATCAAGGCCGTGGACTGATTAACAACAATTGCTGGACTAACACTGACCAGAATGTGTATGGCGTAGATAGTCGAGATATTTGGGTATTTGATGGTTCCAGCTTTAATCCTCTGGGTAATCAAAAGGTTCGAGATTATTTCTTTGCCAATCTCAGTCAGACTTACTCGGATCGTATCTTTGTTGTCAACAACACACAAAAGAATCAGATTGAGGTGTATTACCCTGACCTGAACTCTACAGGCTGGTGCAACAAGATGCTTTCTTGGCGCTATGACATTAGCGTATGGAATGCACCCAAAGACATTACCAATGCTACTGATGCTTGTGAAGCTCCTAAATACATTGGCTCTGATTTCCAGTTTGCTTCTCGGACTGTTACATACGCACAAGGAAGCACTGCTGGTTCTCAATTGATTCAAACCAATATTGGTAATTCCTTTATCAACAATGCGCCAATTCCAGTTTTGTTTGAACGTACAAACGTCAGCCTGCAAACAGACAAAGGGCCGGTTCCTTACTCTTCCAAAGTCTATGTGCACAGGGTTTTGCCTGAAATTGCTGGCTCTGGCAAAATTAATATTACTGTTGGTGGTGCAAACTCTACAGCACAAACTCCTACTTACGGTCAAACTGGAGTTACTAATATTGTGACCGACAATCCTTGGGTTACTACTCAGCAAAATAGTGTTCGCACCATTTCTGTTAAAGTTGAATCAAATGATGCGACAGATGCTTGGAATCTAACCGCATTGAATTGGCAGGCTACCATTGTTGAGGATGCGTTCTAATGCCTTTCGCTCTTGAATCAGACCCGTCAATGTCGGATGTATCCGGCGCAATTAATTACATCCTAAGTAACTTTGCGACCGGATTGTCTAGCAATGCTGGCACTGGCATTATTGTTGGCCCAACAGGTACTGTCGTCGGCTATCTGTATAAGTACATGGCCATCAAATACGCTGACAATGCGTATGGCTCACTTAATTTCAGCAATGTTCCTACTGGTCGCGCTTATTACGGACTAAGAAACTCCAATGATCCGGCTGAATCTACCAATCCTGCTGATTACGTCTGGTATCAAGTAACGGGTGGATTTGGATCAACTAAGTTTCTGTATTACATCGCTACTGGTGGACGGCAGATTAACTTTAATGTAGCAACATCTTTACCTGATACCGGATGGGTTGTTGATTCAGGCGCTTCTATTGACCTAGACATTGTTACCTCTGGTAACGTGCCAGTCATTGCGGAATCGTTTGTTTCGTACTTTACCCCGTCTACTCTGCAAGTTCCTCGCTCTGGAAGCCCATTAGCTCCTGTATTTACTGGTGTAACGCCAGTTATGTACGCCACAAACCAAGGTTCAGTCATTCCTTTTACGTCTGCTCAAACAGATTCCAATGTTGGCTTTGTAAACAACTCATGGCGTATTGGCAACTCGTCAACTACTGGCTATGGCGACATTTCCAAAACCAATATCACAATTGATGATCCAACCGATGCTGGTGATTACGCATCTTGGCCTGCTCCTACGGCAATGGCTAGTAGCCCTGCTTACCTGACAGTTCCTGTACGTTACAAGAATAGCCTTGGTGTTGTTACTCAAGCCAGCGTATCCAATCTGCAATTTGTATTTGCCGATCCAGGTGCTAATGGTCTAAATGGCCCATCTATCGACATTTCTGGATTTACAGGATTTACTCAAAATGCTGGAGGTGCATTTACCCCTTCAAACGCTACTTTGAGCGCTGTTACGTCAAACGTAACAAGTCCTACTTATTCTTGGTCTATCAGTGGTGGTACTCCTACTAGCTCTACAGCATCATCTGTTGTAGTAGCACCAAACTCCAGTGCAACGGCTGTTGTAGTGACGTTAACTGTTAATGGTTCAAACCTGCTATCTCCATCCAGCAAAACCATATCAATGCCTGTTGTTTATAACGGTGCACCTGGTAGTGCTGGTTCTAACGGGCTAATGTCAGCATTCCCAACTATTTATCAATGGACTGGCTCTTCTGCTGCTCCTACTCGTCCTACCACTACGTCTACCTACACATGGGCCACCGGAGCCTATACAGCGCCTGCTGGCTGGTCTACAACTGCTCCAAGCAACACGACTACTGGAAACTATCTTTGGTCGCTTACATACCCGTTAAACGCTTCTGCAACAACTACTACGTCTACACTTGACTGGACTGATACTGGTAATCCAATTCGGGCTGTTGCTTATAACGGTACAAATGGTGCTAATGGAGCTTCTGCAAGTGTTTTGACGCTTAATACTACCGGCCAGACGTTTACATATAACAGTGCTGGTTCTGCTGCACCGACTTCTCAGACCATTACGTTTACCGCAGTTCTGCAAAACCTTTCTGGAACTCCAACATTTACCGCTACCAAATACGATGCAAGCGGAACATCTATTGGTTCTGCAACATTGGGTGGATCGGGTAATGTTCGTACATTGTCTATCTCTGATTTCGGTGTTGCTAACTACTGTGTTGTAACCGCTTCTTTGGGCGGATTTGGTGACACTATTACTGTTGTAAAGCTTCAAGATGGCGCTGTTGGTGTTAATGCCATCAGTGGATTTCTTACCAATGAATCTGCCACTGTTCAAGCAAATTCAGCAGGAACTGTTTCTAACTTTAGTCAGGCTGGTGGACTTTTTAAAGTCTTTAATGGCATCACAGATGTTTCTGGAGTCTTGTCTACTTATTCTGTAGTATCCAGCACAAACGTAACCATCTCTATTGATATCACTGGTACTTATTTAATTACTGCAATGTCTGCCAATCAAGGTGCAGCTACATTGCGTGCTGTATATAACGGCGTAACAATTGATAAAGTCTACAACATAGCTAAATCAATTGCTGGACTAGATGGAGCCAATGGAACCAATGGAACTAGAACTGCTATTCTTGAAATGTATCAATGGGCATCTACAGTTCCTACTACATTCCCAGCAGGAACATCTACTTACACATGGGCCACTGGTCAATTTATAGCCCCTGGAACTCCTAATTCATGGACAATTACTCCAGGCTCCGCATCTACTGGTCAAACTCTTTGGGTTTGCAGAACTGTTTATGCTGATTCAAACTCAACAGCAACCACTGCTATAACTTGGACTGCAACTTCTGCATATCCTTCTGGTGTTGCTGGAAACAATGGCTCTGATGGAACCAATGGTTATAGAACTGCTATAGCAGAAGTTTATCAATGGGCTGCAACTGCACCAACAGTATTTCCATCTGGAAACTCTACCTATACCTGGGCAACCGGAGCTTTTACAGCGCCTGGAACCCCTAATGGCTGGAGCTTATTGCCTGGAGCCAGTACACCTGGTTACACGTTATATGCCTGTTCTATTAGCTATGCAGATCAATTAACTACATCTACCAGTACGCTTACTTGGACAACATCTACTGCTTATGCTATTGGTGCAAGTGGAACCAATGGTGCTGCTGGTTCTAATGGTTCTAATGGTTCTAACGGTGCAGCTACCTTTGTAATAACTCGTGTTGCAAATGATAGCTCTGCCCCAACCAATGCAGAAGTTTATGCTTTGCTTGGCAGGAATCCTGTAGCTGGAGATATTGTTACTGTTAGCTATAACAACTACAACAACGCAACCATCTATCGTTATGTAACCTCTTGGGTATTATTTAATACCTACATCACCGGAAGTTTAATTGTTCAAAACACAATTACTGGTGACAAAATTGCTGCTAATACAATCACAGGAACAAATATTGCTGCATCAACAATTACAGCATCTAATATTTCTGCTGCGACAATTACAGGAACACAGATTGCAGCAAATACAGTAACTGCATCAAATATTAACTCTAACAATCTTACAATTAAAGATGGTTCTGGAACTGTTTTATTTGGTGCGGGAACAAATCTTGCTGCTGCAAATATTATTCCTTCATCAGGATGGCTTAATTCTAATGTGACTATTGGTGAATCTTCTGGTGTAATTAGTCTTGGTGGAGCTGGATCAGGTTCTGTTACAGCCATCACTACAAACAACAAAATTACCTCATCCAACATTAGCACTTATATGTCTAGTGCTGCTATTGGAACTGCATACATTGGTGATGCACAAATTACCAATGCAAAGATTGGAAATGCTGCTGTAAATACATTACAAATTGCTGGTCAAGCAGTAACCATACCAAGTTCGGTGTTTACTTCTTCTTCAGTAACCGTTTCTCCTGGAAATATTATTCAATCAATAACAGTTTCAGCAACTGGCAATCCAATATTTATTACAACCAGCGTTTCTTATTCTGCAAATTCAACGTATTTTCCATCAACTATTATTTTCCAAATAAGAAGAGGATCAACAGTTCTTTATACTGGACAAGGACTTTTTGGCCCTCAAGATTCTTTTGGCAATTATTTGGGGTCATTTGCTGCAAACATTACAGATACCCCATCTTCTGGAAATCAAACTTATTCTTTATATTTTTACAGCCAAGGTGGAGATAACTCAAATAGTTTTAATAATATTAGCATTATGTGTTTAGAGGTAAAAAGATGATATTTTCTATCTACAAAATTTCCAATGGACAAATTATTAAAATAGTTTATTGCACAAAAGAAAATTTAGTTTTGCAATATGACCCATCAATTTGCACTTACATTGAAGGTCAATATGATGATTCTAAATATTACATTAGTAATAATGAAGCAATAGCAATTCCTGATGCTCCAAATAAATACTGCATATTTAATTACGATACAAAACAATGGTATGACCCTAGAACAGATGAAACTCAATGGGTTGTTGTAAGAAACCAAAGAGATGTATTGCTTGCTTCATGCGATTGGACGCAACTTCCCGATGTAGAAATTTCTACAAAATCAGCATGGGCAGCATATCGACAATCATTGCGAGATATTACAAGCCAGACTGATCCATTTAATATAATCTGGCCTACACCGCCTCAAGGATAAATCATGGGAATGCCCACACCAACAGTTCCACAGAACCCCACCAATCAATCTGCCCAACAACCGCAAATCGGTGGCAAAGGTGGTGGTAAAGGCGCATCTTCATCTTTTGCTCCAATTGGTATGCAACAATCAAATGCAGATCAAACGGATCAAGCTATTCCTAACAACACCACAATGTCTGCCACTTCTGGTCAGGCACAAATGGGTCAACCAAATCCCTATCCCAATACTATTAGTTCGTGGGATAATTCAAGCAATCAACAGCCTAAAGCACAAATGGGTGGTAAGGGCAAAGGAGCATAGTTATGGGCGGAGGCAAATCATCCGGTAATCAGTCAACACAAGCAACTCTAACTCCAGAGCAATCAAAGCTGCTTGGGGCTCAGACTGACTTTTTGACAAACACAGCATTCCCTGCATACCAGAATACTATTTCTGGTGGACAAAATGTTTATAACCAAGCCGCTGGCAATGTAGCCAATGCCGCTACAAACGCATCCAATGTTGCTGGTCAAACAAGTGCATTGCAACAAGGCGTAGGTTCTGCATCTTTGTTGGGTGGTGCTGCTGGTCTTGCTTCATTGTTTGGGCCTCAATATGAACAGCAACAAGTGCAAGGTGCATTGCAGGCTGGCAATGAAGCTGCCCGTGAATCTTATGGGCAAAACAATGCTGCAATGGGTGCTGCTGGAAACCTTGGTTCTGCTCGTGCTGCTTTGGCCTCTCAGAACTTGGAAAGCCTTAATTCTCAACGTCAATCAACTGCTGCTGCCAATGCAATGGCTGGTGTTGAACAGAACCGTGCTGCTGCTGCTGGCGCTTTGCTTAATTCAGGTCAGTCTAGTTTGAATGCTGCCAATCAAGGGGCTGCTGCACAGATTGGTTATGCTGGTGCGCCTCAAGACGCATACGCTAAATATGCTTCCATCATTTATGGAACTCCCCAAGCTTCTACTACGCCTAACTTTGCAGGAACCCAAGGTTCTACTCAAACTGGCTCCAGTAAAAGCAGTGGATTCAAACTGTAAGGATTTATATGGCTGCATTTGGAAACGCTGGTTTGGGCCAGTTTGGACAAGACAATTATTTTGCAGGAACAACTGGAGAAGGAAAAGGAATAGGCCAATTTATTCTTGGCTCAGTACTTTCTCAGTTGGGTGTTCCACCCCAAGTAAATTCTATTTTGACTGGACAAAAACCAAGCATTCCAAATCAACCGCAGCAAGCAATTCCTCCTTTGTCGTCCACAAATGATGCAATGCAGCCCTCTCAGCCTGGAATGACAATGCAAAATAACGATCAAAATTCTCAAGCTGAATTTAGCCAAAATTTTAAGAATTTGTTTTCTCATCTTCCAACTTTTGGAAATAAATAACATGGAAACTATTGCACCTGTTGCCCCTCCTGTTGATTCAACGGATACATCTCAACCTGTAGGCGTTGCTCCTATTCCAACTGTTGATCCTTCTGTAAGCTTGCCAAAGCCAGATTTGCATGATTCTTATGTAGAAGCTGTTCAATCTGGTGATCCCAGCTTAATGTCTACCGTTGCACAAAATGCAAAAGGAACTAATCTTGAACCTCTTGCAGACACCGCACACAAAATTATGGTGCAAAACGACACTAGATTATCTGAATTAACTGCGCCAATTGAAGCAAAAGGCGGCTTAAATACAGAGCAAGGTCGTATTGCTGCTGCAAATGTTTTTGAAGATCAATCTGATAAACCTCAATGGCTTCGTGCAATTGGTGAAAAATTAATGGGCAATCCTGATGCTCGTTTATTTATTACCGGAGGAACTCCTAAAACTGTAATTACTTATGACGATCAAGGACGCCAACTTGAAGAGGTTCGCAATGAACTTGGAAAGCGTTTAAGCGTTAAAGATGTTGGTACTGGTCAACAATTAACGCCAGAGCAATATCAAGCTCGTGGTGGTGGAATTATTGATCGTGAGCAAACATTAGGAAGAATTGCTGCAAAAAGTATGCAAGCTTTTAATGTTGATGTGGCAAATAAAGCTAACGATCAAGCAATGGCTTATGGGGCTTCTGCTCCAGCTATTCGCTGGCTTGCCGCTGAAAACACAGCTCTTCATCAAAATTTAATGCAGTCAAATCTTGATCCTGCATTAAAAACTCAAATTGCTTCGTTTACTTCTCGACAACTTGGTGACTCTCAAAGTCTAAACAATGGCTTTAATGCATTAGACCAATTTACTAGGTCGCGTGGTGTTGGCATGGATAACAGCCAAAAAGCGGCAGCAAAAGCAGCGGCAGATGCTCTTGGACTTAACATTGGTGCAGATGGTTCTGTTACAGATTCTAAAAATGTAAAAGTTGATAAAGCCAGTCTTGATCAATTGCAAAAAACTTACAGTTCTAATCATAATTTTGAACAAAACTTTACTCAAACAAAAAATGATGCAATTAAGTCCGGTCTTTATGGAAACATGAGTTTTGACCAACAAAAAGCATTTGATCAAATTTTGTTAAATAACTCCCGCATTGAGGGAAAAATGTCTGAAATGATTAAAAATCATGGAACTCCATCTTTTTTAATCAATCCTGCTACTCCTGGTGTTTTTGATGCTTTTTCTCTTGGTGCTGGTCAAAATGTATTGACTCAATTTAATGCAGCGGCAATGGAAGAATATGCCGGATGGAGAAAACAGCAAATTGAATTAATGAAAAAACATGGTCAAATTCCACAGCCTGGTGAATTGGAAAATGCTTTTATTAGAACTGATAACTATCAAAAGTTAATGCGTACTTATGAAGATGAAAGCTGGAAAATTAAACAACAAATGGAAGGCTATGTAAAAAGCCCAACCACTGTTGGTCAATCTGCTGTTGCGGGTGTAAAACCTCCAGTTCTTTCTAATGCAACTTCACAAAATGCTCCTGTTGCTCCATCTGCCACCGCTAATCGTCAAGATATGATTGAGGGATTGGCTGCTAAATTTAGGAAATAATCATGGCTTTTGATGCGCAAGGTTTTCGTAAAGAGGCTCAAGGAAAATTAACTGAGGATGAAATTAACTCGGTAATTTCCAGAGAAAATGCTGGAGTTGTACCTCTTACATCTGAACCAACAAAACAAGAAGTTCAAACAGCACCTGCTGGTGATTGGGTAAAGCCTGTTGTTATTGGTGCTGGAACTGCTGCTGCCTTGCTTGCTGCAAAAGCAGCCTATGATAAATATACTAATCCATCTGAACCTTTATCAACATCAACTAATGATAAAAAAGTTTTTAATTCATTAAAAGACAAAATTGATAGTCAAAAAATTGAACCTCAATTAGATGTTTCAAATCGACCTACTCAAATGGAACCGTCTTTTGACAATTCTCAACCTGTTCAAGAAGCAAAACAAGTTGCTCCAACTTTAGAAGAATTAAAAGCAAAATTTGGATTGCCTTCTGAGCCTGTCCAAACGACAACTCCTACTGTTACTCAAACTTCTACAACACCATCTTTACCTGCTTCGCCTACTCCAGCAGAAGTTGTAACCAATCCTGTTGCAACTCCTGTTGAAAAGGCTGTAGAACTTACCAAAGAAGCACCTAAAGAAGGCGTAGCACCACCTCGTGCTGCTCGTGGTTCATTGGCTACTATTGCCAATAATCCTGCGCCTGTTGAAGGTATGCCTGGAATGCGTGAAAACTACACAAAGCCCAAAGGAATCAATCCGGCTACTGGTGAACCATTTATTGGCTCAGGTGGCTATAACTGGTTGCATAACAATCTTGGGCCAGAAAGAGCGCCTATTGCCTATGAAGAGCAATATGGAAAGATAAATGTTCCATACAAACAAGTGGAATCGGATTATTCTGCAACTCGATATCCACCTACTAGAGAAACAATTCAAGCCAAATCTGGCGGTGACTTTGGTAAACCAAAATACATTCCTGATTACATTAAAGGAAACGCATCCATTGGCGGCATGGCTAATGCTGGAATCAATGCTTTAGGTGTTGCTGGCCTTGTCTCAGATTACAAGGAAGCAAAGAAAACTGGCGATTGGTCTAATTTTGGACAAAACGCAACAGGTCAAATAATTGCCAACGTACTGCCAAAGGCTGCACTTGCCACTCAATTAGCCAGCTACTCCAAAGAACTTGGCGAAAGCCCAGAAGAATTGAAGTCATTGGGCAAGAAATTACAAGATGCACAACAAGCAACTAAAATAGGGGCTGGTCGCGGTATGCAAGGTGTTCCCCCTCCTGCTCGGTAACAATCATGGAAACTCAACAAATAATTGATGCGGTTTTAGGTGCTGGTCTTTCCGTGATGGGCTGGTTTGCCCGTGAAATGTGGTCTGCTGTCAAAGAATTGAAATCAGACCTGTCTAAACTTCGTGAGGACTTGCCAAAGTCTTACGTTGGAAAAGATGATTACCGCTCAGATATGCGCGACATTAAAGATATGTTGAACAAGATATTTGACAAGCTAGACGGCAAGCAAGACAAATGATTGACCCAATAACCCTGATTGCGACTGCAAGAGCCACAATAGCAGGGGTTAAACAAGCAATTGCTTTGGGTAAAGATGCATCTAATCTGTACCATGAATTGTTTGACGTTAAAGATGCAGTAATGAAAGAGAAGGCCAAGCCTTCAAAAAATCCATTAAAGTCTGTCAACTCACAGGCTTTAGAGTTTATTCAGATTGCTGAAGAGCTACAACAAGCTGAAGAAGAACTTAAGTTGTCATTTATGCGCAGGGGTAAAACAAATTTGTGGATGGATTTCTTACGAGAAAGAAACCGAATCGTGGCTGAAAACAAATCAGAGGAAATAGCTATGGAAAAAGCTAAATCAAAGCGCAAAAAAGAAATGGAAGAAGTTGTAGAAATGGTGCTGGCGATTGTTGCCGGTGCTTTGCTTATTACTTTGCTGGCCTGGGGCACGATGGAATACGCAGACTTTATGAGGAAATAACATGGATTGGCTCGCACAAATTGCCCCTACGATTGCCACGGCGCTGGGTGGCCCGCTTGCAGGTATGGCGGTGTCCGCTGTCAGCAAGGCTATCGGCTGCACACCAGAAGAAGTGCAAAACGTCATTAGCAATAACAAACTTGACGCCACGCAGGTAGCCGCGCTCCAGCAAGCCGAACTGGAACTTAAAAAGCAAGCCCAGGCCATGAACTTGGACTTCGCAAAGCTGGCAAATGATGACCGCAAGTCT